GGTAAATCAACTTGTGCGGCAGGATATCTTTTATGGTATGCAATGTTTAACTCTGATCAAACAATATTAATCGCGGCACACAAATACAGTGGTGCTCAAGAAATAATGCAAAGAATACGATTTGCATACGAAACATTACCTGATCATATACGAGCAGGTGTTACAGCATACAACAAAGGTAGCATGGAATTTGATAATGGTAGTCGTATTATTGCACAAGCAACAACAGAAAATACTGGACGTGGTTTGTCATTATCATTGGTATATTTAGATGAGTTTGCATTTGTACCACCACGTATTGCTAAAGAGTTTTGGACATCATTAAGTCCTACGTTATCAACAGGTGGTAAATGTATGATTACTAGCACACCAAATCAAGACAATGATCAGTTTGCACAAATTTGGAAACTCGCTAATAAGTGTATAGACCAATACGGTAACGAAACAGATACAGGTGTAAATGGATTCAAAAGCATACTTGTGGATTGGGCAGAGCATCCTGATAGAGATGACGAATGGGCCGCAGAAGAAAGAAGTAAAATCGGCGAAGAACGTTTTAGACGTGAACATGGCTGTGAATTTATTACAGCAGACGAAACATTAATTAACAGTTTAAAACTTACTACAATGGAAAGTAAAGAAGTTTTTAAACGCACAGGTCAAATACGTTGGTATAAAAATATCCAAAAAGGAAAAACTTATGTAGCAGGTTTAGATCCAAGTTTAGGCACAGGTGGTGATAACAGTGCTATACAAATTTATGAATTACCTGGTATGCGTCAAGTTGCAGAATGGATGCACAATAAAACACCTATTATTGATCAGATACGTATTCTTAGAAATATGTTACAAACTATAAAAGAAGAAGCACCTGAAAGTGAAATATACTGGAGTGTAGAAAACAATACACTAGGCGAAGCGGCATTGGTTGTTATACAAGAAGTAGGAGAAGATAATATACCTGGAACTTTTGTTAGTCAACCTAGAGCGGCTAATAGGGCATATAGAAAAGGATTCACCACCACAAATAAAACTAAACTAGCCGCTTGTAGCAAACTTAAAAATTGGATAGAAAGTGACAAGATGGAAGTATGCAGTAGTGCATTATTACAGGAGTTAAAAACATTTATAGCTCGTGGTAGCAGTTTTAGTGCTAAAGATGGCGAAACAGATGATCTTGTAATGGCTACAATACTGGTAGTTAGAGTTGCACAACAGGTTGCACAATATGACGAATTAGCATATGATGAATTAAAAGATACATTTGATGATGAAGACAGTGTGGAGCCTATGCCTTTTGTGTTTCTAACATAAATACATTAAAGGATTAGATATGATTAACAGTGAAAAAATTTCTAATGAAATGTTTAAAATTTTAAAAGGCAGTGGTGCTGAAATTAAAATGTACACTGACGAAGGAGAATCTACTGTTGATCCGGATAAAGCAAGACGTTTTTATTTGCCAAAAGTAGCTAGTATGGTAAATTTAGATGAAACAGAAAGTAAGCGTGAAATACGTGTAAGCGTTAATCAAAATGCAGATTTAAACGAATTTAAAGACACATTGTTTCAATTAAAACAACTTGCAAATAGAAGTATTATAGAATATACACTAAAGAATTTTACTAAAAATATTGAGCCGAAAGACCAAGATTACCAAGCACAAAAGGTGAGAGACATGAAAATAGAAGAAGGTATTAGCCCTGCTTATGGTACTAGCAAAAGCAGTTATCAAAAGTTAAAGTGCTAAACTTATTATAAAACACACAAAACCAGTGAACGAAGAATCACGTGGAAGCCGTAGTAGGAACATCAATGCTATCTATATTGAAAATTCAGATGGCGAACGTTACAAAATGCCAACTAATAATTTAGCAGGTGGCAGAGCTATGTTACGTCATGTAAAAGAAGGCGGGACACCACATGATGAATTTGGACAGTATATTCAAGAGCAAACTGTAGAACTTAAAAAGCTAAAAGAGTTTGCAAAATATACTAAGCGTAATGGTTTGGTAAATGAAGATACAGCAGATATCGTAGAAGCAGTCTCTCAACGTATTGCTAGTATCAGAGAAGGCATTGGTAAATTAAAAGGTTGTAAATGTTATCACGAAACAAAAGAGAAGTTTGAAGCAAAAGAACCAGTTACTGAAGGATTTGAATCAGATGAAGTAATGGCTATTATGGCTAAACATCCAGAAGACGTTGCTACAATGAAGCAAACTGGAGATTTAGACATGGGTTCTAACTTATACATGGATTTAGTTGACTATTATTCAGACGAAATGCCATATGGTACAATGAAAGCCAGAGACGGTGATCCAGTAGAATTCATTATGAATAAACTAGACGACTTGGATATGTTAGAATCTGCTCAAGACAAACTTCGAAACAAGTTTACAGTACGCACATTTGATGAAGGTTTAAATGATGCGTTACCGTATGTAAATGCATTAGTGAAAGAAATGAAAGTAATTCGAGAAGCTGATGAATTTACAAAACAGACCATGGATAGTCTTGTAGCCACTATAGATAAAATGGATAGTGTCAAATTACGCAAGGGTATCGATGTTAAAAGTGATCCAGAAAACCCTATGAACTTTAGTAGTTTTGGAAACATGCCTAAGGAAAATCAGATTGCTACAGTATTAGAATATCTAGGCAATTCAATAGAGTTTTCAAAAAGTCAGGATCAACTTGTGACTTTACTTACTAGAATGAGTGACGAAATGGAACGAGTGAAAGATAAACCAATGATGATAAAAGTTATTGGTGCTATTAAAACTTTAATGCCAAAACTCACAGCTACAGCAAGTGAAGGCACAGATATTAAAAAGGTGTCTGTTGGAAATTACATGGAAAGGAAATTATCTAATTACGAATTCGATAAACTTTTTGGTTGACAGCAACACTAATTACACATATACTAGTGACTATATATAAGTAGTCACGAGGCATACTTAGGCAAAACATAGGCAAAATATAGGAGAATAACTATGGCAACATTGGCAGAAATTCGTGCAAAATTGCAAGAGCAAGAAAACCGCGGCGGCGGTTCTAGCACAGGAGGAGGCGGCGACAACGCTATCTTCCCATTTTGGAATATCCCAGAAAATTCAACAAGTGTACTTCGATTTTTACCAGATGGTGATTCGAGTAATACTTACTTTTGGCGTGAACGTCAGATGATTAGATTGGAATTTGCAGGTGTAAAAGGCGATCCAAATAGTCGCAAAGTAACCGTAAATGTTCCATGTAACGAAATGTGGGGTCCTGTGGGTAGTTGTCCTGTACTAGCAGAAGTACGCAACTGGTTTAAAGATCCTGCACTAGAAGACATGGGTCGTAAATATTGGAAAAAACGCAGTTATGTGTTCCAAGGTTTTGTAGCTGAAAGTAGTCTACAAGAAGATACTACACCTGATAATCCAATTAGAAGGTTTATTATCAATCCAAGTATTTTTAATATTATTAAAGGTGCATTAATGGATAGTGACTTTGTTGAACTTCCAACTGATACTGAGCAAGGCACTGATTTCCGTCTTACTAAGACAACTAAAGGTCAATATGCTGATTACAGTACATCAAGTTGGGCTCGCAGAGAGCGAAGTTTGGATACTAACGAAAGAGCGGCTATTGATCAACATGGTTTATTTAATCTAAATGATTATCTTCCTAAACAGCCAAGTGAAGCTGAACTAGGCGTGATTGGTAAAATGTTTGAAGCAAGTGTAGATGGTCAAATGTATGATCCAGAACTTTGGGGCAACTACTATCGTCCTGCTGGCGTACAAATTGACACTTCGAACAGTGCACCTAAAGCAGAAGCAAAAACTGCTCCTGCTCCAACACCAGAACCTGCTCCGGTAGCAGAAACTCCGACACCCGCTCCGGTTACTCCTCCTGAAAAGCAGGAAAAAGTAGCAGAAGCAGTGGCGGCAACTGCACCAGCAGAAAGCGGTGAAAAGCCAAGTGCTCAAGACATTTTGGCGGCAATTCGCAATCGAAACAACGGTTAATAATAGTTAACAGTAGGCGGCTATAGTCGCCTACTCTACCTTTTTGGAGATAATAATGAGCAAACCTTTTGACGTAAGTAAATTCCGCAAGAGTATTACAAAGAGTGTACCTGGGCTCAGTAGCGGATTTAGAGATCCTGACACATGGATTTCAACAGGCAATTATACACTAAACAAACTTATCAGTGGTGATTTTAACAAAGGCGTTCCTCTTGGCAAAGTGACTGTGTTTGCAGGCGAAAGTGGTGCAGGCAAAAGTTTTATTTGCAGTGGTAATCTTATCAGAGAAGCACAGAAGCAAGGTATCTTTTGTGTGCTTATTGATAGTGAAAACGCACTTGATGAACAGTGGTTACAAGCATTAGATGTTGACACTAGTGAAGATGCACTGATGAAACTTAATGTAGCAATGATTGATGAAGTTGCAAAAGTTATCAGTGAATTTATGAAAGACTACAAAGCAAGTTATGCTGATAAGGAACCAGAGGATCGACCTAAAGTACTGTTTGTGATTGACAGTTTAGGTATGATGCTTACACCTACTGATATTGATCAGTTTCAAAAAGGTGATATGAAAGGTGACTTAGGTCGTAAGCCCAAGGCACTCACTGCACTTGTAAGAAACTGTGTAAACATGTTTGGTGACTTTAACGTAGGACTAGTAGCAACTAACCATACATATGCATCGCAAGATATGTTTGATCCAGATGATAAGATATCAGGCGGACAAGGCTTTATCTATGCAAGTAGTATTGTTGTTGCAATGCGAAAACTAAAACTCAAAGAAGATGAAGATGGTAACAAAGTTACTGATGTTCGTGGTATTAGAGCGGCATGTAAAGTTATGAAAACACGTTTTGCTAAACCTTTTGAAAGTGTACAGATCAAAATTCCATACGAAACTGGTATGAATCCCTACAGTGGATTTGTTGACTTGTGCGAAAAAATTGAACTTTTAAAGAAAACTGGTAACCGTTTGGAATATACAAGTCCAGTTACTGGAGAAGTAACCACACAATTTAGAAAAGCATGGGAATCCAATACCGATGGATGCTTGGATCTTATCATGCAAGAATGGGGTCAAAAAGACCTTCCGGAGGTAAATATCCAGAACGAACAAGATATCATACCTGAGGAAGAAGTAACCAATGAAAATGAGTGATAGTGAAATTGCCGCATATATAGATATGTGGCTTAGTATGAAACCTTACATAAATGTCAAAGACCGTGAAATCGCTTGTGAAAAATTTTTAGCAGTGATTAATGAAAACATTTGTGATCTAACGGAAGTTGGTGATGAATGGTTTGGTTTTGATTCTACTCTTGACAGAGTAATCAGAGATGTATATTATGAAGATGTATATGATAGTATCGATGAAGACTCTGATGAATATGATGATTGGTAAATGACCTGGTATAGTAAAGTTAGACAGGATATAGCTAATATAGTTCCTGCAATTGAACATTTTGAACAACAACTAGATGAAGCAAGATTAGATTGTGGACTCAAAGGCAATGTGGAAAAACATTCACGTGACATGCCTGGCATAGTTGAATATCGTTTCAACCAATTGCAGGAAATTGAAGCAATTCTTGAATATCTCAATATTGAAATGCGTAAAATACGCAACAAACATTATCGAAAATATTTAGAAGGATATAACAAAGCACTTAGTTCTAGAGATGCAGAAAAATATGCAGACGGCGAAGATGAAGTGATTGACCAACAACATATTATCAATGAATTTGCATTAGTACGTAATAAATATCTAGGCTTGATCAAAGCATTAGATGCAAAACAATTCCAAATAAACAATGTCGTAAAATTAAGAGCGGCTGGACTGGAAGATGTAGCATTATGATTAAGAATTTAGATAATTTAAATATTTTATGGTGTGTTTGGAATGCGCCAGATAGTTGGGCACACGGACATGTCCATAATGACATTAGAAAAGATGTAAAATTTTCTCATAATAATGATATGTATCAAGCCCTGTTTGAATTTGGTATCCATAAACAATCAATGGAATTAAATCAATTCAAAGAAGTTGAAGAACAAAAACCAGGCACCTGGGACTATGGTCCCGTTGCTAATAGTTTTCAATATGATATAATTTTTTGCACCAAACATTTTGAATCTCTTGCACTGCTTTTTGAACAGAACAAGGGTGAAGAATATTTAGAAAAAATTTATAATATAAAAAAAGGATTAAACCCTAACACCGTATACTATCAAAGTGAAGATATTTTTTATTGTGATAGTAATACATTTACTACAATGAGTTTAATGTATAAATTCAAAGACTTTGCTAAACATGTGCCCTTGGACCAAATGTTTATTAGTTACATGATAAATGTTGGATTGCAACATATAGAAATATGAAAATTTGCAACAAATAGCTGATAAATCTTATAAAATTTTCTAAATAAATATCATTATGATTGAACCTTGGATTTGCACAGATATTAAAAGTGTGGCAGTATGTTTTAGTGGTGAGCCTAGAACATATAATATGTGTGCTGAAAGTATTAAATCTTTCTTTAATTTACCAGATATAGATGTAAGATTTTTTGGTCATACATGGAATAGTAATAGTTATAAAATGGGAAATTTTCCAAATGTGACATGGGAATACGAAGAATGGCCCATTGATTATATAAACAATGATATTTGTAAACATTATAATTTTGAAAAGTTACAAGTAGAACAAAAATATGATACAGTTTTATGTTGGGATCATTTATTTTACAGCGAATTAAAATCTAATTTGTTAAAACGCATCTACGAATTAGAAAATAATATGACTTTTGATGTTGTCGTCAAATGTAGATTTGATCTTGCGTTTGAACCAAACTCTACGTTTATGCAAGCTATTAATAAAGAGCCAAATAGAGATGGAGTTATACATCAAAAAAAAATATATGCTCCAACATGGTTAATGATTCCTGAACTTTATCTTACAAACATCGATGATTGTTTTTATTATGGTTCAAGTCTAACAATGGATTTATTACAATCTAATATGTTTTATGTTAATAGAAATCACGCTAAATTTCTTTTTGATGATGAAAATTTAGAAAGACATCACAGAGGTTACACTGATATGATTGGACCAGGAGTAAGAATGTATTTGTGGTGTAACAAAATTAATATAACTACAAAAAACACACCTAGACAATTTTTTATATATCGTAAACAACAACTATTTCAAGATCCTGTTAAAAATTATGAAGCAATGCTTGATGAAGGAAGACAGATTTTTTAAAAAAAATGCATAAAAAAGGTTGACAGTAAGAACTCTTGGTGTTATAGTGTATGTATAGTTAGAAACAAGGAGCGATAAATGTTTAAGATCCCAAACTTTCATAAGATGGAAATGACCTTTGAAGAAGCAAAAAAGGTGCTTACTATCAATGATAGCTTAATTGATGGCATGGAACATGTCGATGCTATGTGGGAAAAACATTGTGCAGATGACACAATCTACGAAGATGATGATGCGTTCTTTGAGAATTGGATATATGAAGTAAACGCCTATAATAAAGTTTACTCAACAATGAAACCTTTATTTGTTTAACCCTCAGCTAAGAGGAGCGGGAGAAGATGGATTAGCATAACGTAACACCACAAAAAGTGCAAGTAGGTTCGCCCTGTACGAATTGAAAGCTATGGTGAAACAAGGTGGTACAGGGTCATACTAGCTAAAAGTCCGGACTAGTATGGAGACAGTGAAGCGACCACGGTAAAAGCCCGGCACATTTTTCTCAGAGAGGTAACTATGAAACCTGAAATGATCACACCTGGTAAAAGTTATGAATGTACTTTTACAGTAAAAAATATCCCGCTGGACTCGTTTGGACGTCCTGGTGGCATGTATAGCATGGCAGATCTTCCCATTGAGAAAATGGGAAATTATACAAGCACTGGAGCCATTATTGCTCGTGACTTGAATACCGAACTTATGGAAGTTGAAGATTCCAAAGCAGACGGTAAACCCAAAACTTATGTTGTAAAATTTTCAGATGTGGAGAA